GATTTCGTCTGCCTGAGTCGCAACAATTTGTGCGCCAGAAGAAGATGTACCAACTTCATAGCCAATATCACCTTCTCCAATAACTGGAGCAACATCACAAAAGATTTTGATATCTGTGATAATGGTGTTTGCTGGCTGCACAAAAGTACCAATAGTAGGGCTGTCGCCTGCAGTGCTGTTTACAGTAACACCAGAAGCAAAACCAACATGTTTTACAAATGTGTTAGTAACAACACCTGTTGAAGCTGTATTTGCTACAGTTGTAATAGCACCTGTTGTTGCATTTTTAGAGACAACTTGGAAGCCTCCTTCGGAACGCACTGGTCCTGTAAAAGTAGTGTTCGCCATGATAATCTCCTGTCGTGGCTAGTGTCAGATACGGGATGCACCTGTCAGGGATAGAAGTGTTATACTCCAGAAAAAGAAAAGGGGCAACAAGTGCCCCTCTCTTTTTTAGCATATCAGCAGGATTATGCGGCTCCAGGAGAACCGAAAATACCACGCCAATCACTAAAGCCGAAGCTGTAGCGTTCTCTTGCTTTATAACGAACATTTCCGGTTTCGAAGTCACCTTCCATGTTAGTTGATACAGGAGATCGTACAAAATGCTTCAGACCGTTAGGCACGTCAGTCTTCAGGAAGAAGGCATCAGTATCTGTTAGATAATGATTAACCGTATATCCTTCAGGAACCATACCCATATTACGGAGAGCATTGATATCGTTATCCGCAGTACCTACGCGTCCTGGAGTTTCCAGTAGACGATCTGCAACGAATTGCAGAGCAGATGGGATAATCAACTTACGGGCTTGAGCATTGATCTTTAGACCACGCTCATCTTCGAAAGCTGCAATATCAATCAACGCTTGTTCTAATGAAGTCTCATTCAAATCTGCTGCAGTTGACAGCTCATTGCTTTGATCTTGATTACCAACCGTTGGATGGTCTGTTGCACACAGTTCTTTGCCATCACCGCCTAGAAAAGAGCTACTAAATGCATTATTCAATACATTAGCTGCTTTAATCTGCTTGGTTTGCATCATAGAACGAGCGAGTGCTCGTGTATAACGCGAAGACAGAGTATCGTACAAATTATCTTCAATAGCTTCTTCAGTTAAAGAGAAAGCCAATGCGATAGTTTCATGCGAATACCGTGCAGTAAAAGACTCTTGAGCAGTATCATAAGATACGCCAGAACCTTCAAACTTTACAGGGGCTTCACCGAAACCAGTAAGCATCACTTCTTCTTCGAAGGCTCTTTCAGAAGTTTCTGTATCGAAAATTTCTTCATGCTCTGGTGCATAGCGTTCATACTCTAAACCAAAGAGGGCATGAAGGCCAGGAACAAGCTCTTTTACGAGTTGCGCTCTATTAATAGCCATTAGTTACTCTCCTTATACCGCGAATATGTTAGCTGGGAATGTAAAGTAACCACGGGCGTTAGCACCGATTGAATTACTTGGCGAATCCACAAACCTATTCAACAACGCAATGCCGCTGCTAGTAGTTGCTGTAACACCTTCTTTGGAACGTCCATTGTTGGTGCTGCCAGCAGTTGTGGTGATTGTATATTTAGCGCCAATAAAACTTACTGCAGGAGTACCTGCTGTAAATTGGGCTTCATACACGATTGCCGGATCGGTATATACATACGCTTCTGCGTCAGCTGAACCTAGCGTAGCTACGCTTGCTGTCCAAACATTAGAGTATGTTGGTGTACCGTCTGTTGCTGTGTAAAATACGCCAGCAAAAACTCCACATGGAGCGCCTGTGGCTGTACCTTGAACGACGTACCCAGAAGAAAGAATAACTACATCTCCAGTGAAGATGGAAGCATTCGTTGCACTTGCAATACGCAATTTCTGAGGACGGATTGTACCACCGTAAAGATGGTAAGCTGGTGTGAACCCGTTAGGGGCGTCTACATTAGCCATGATTTAATCCTTTAAGGAAAATGATGATTTATTCAGTAGTCGGTTTTCGACTACCAAACTCCACTTTAGAGTCCCTACGAATATCACTTTTTCTTAGTGGCATACGAGGGTCACTATCCCGCAGCAAATCATTGTCAACACCATAAAGTTGGTCAGCAGTCTTTCCGTTGAAATATGCGTTCCGCTCATTTACAGTCTCGTCAGGTATTTTTGCGAGAATAAGGCCACCAACTCCAATAACACCAGCGTGTCTTCCGTCGTCAATAGTAGGAGCGTCAAAATCAGGATGATCTTCTGCTCTTACTGGCTCGAATCCTTCGCGAATACGTTTAGACATATTTGCTCGGTCATCGTGCCCACGAACTTCTGCACGAACCCATCTGTGTTTGTAGCCTGCAGGGGCATCAGGGGCGTCTAGCATTGAGGGTGGTTGCCAAGGTTTGCGGCGGGTCGTTTTATCCCGTGTCTCAGCAGATCTGGAGGTGCGATCTGTCATTTTCATCTCCTATACAAATTTTGCGTACTCTTCAAGAGGCACACCGATACGTTTAGCTATTGCTATCTGTGAAGGTGTGAGTTTAACACTGCGTGCGCCTTTTTTAACAGATCCAGCCCCACGGCTGGCCCCTGCTACAGCAGACTGCACGTTTTTCGTCTCATCGGCGAACTTTTGTGGAAAGAGGTTTCTCATTTCAGAATCTACCCGTTGATAATAATGAGTAGAACTAGGAGGAACCCCTTCCTTTATCAATTTTTGGTGAACACCCATAGCAGCATACGTCATGCCATCGTCGTCACCAAACCAACTGTTCTTTTCTGCCCATTCCTGTGCAGCACGATCAGGAGCAGCTGGTTGCAAATTTCTTTGCTGTGGCGCAGCAGGTTGAGACTGTTGAGGTCTGTTTTTCTGCTGTGCTATTAATCTTTGGGCATTTTGCGCTTCATAAGAAGTTTTAGCAACCGCTTCTGTAGCTAAGGTAATTGCTTCCGCATCCCCTAATTGTTGAGCTTCAGTTAAAGCACGACGAGCGCGTTCTTTGTCAGAGTCAATTCTTTGAGCATACTCGCTAACTAACGTAGAGTCAGAAGACTGCAGTTTACTTTGAAGAGAGGTATTATGGTCAGATAATTTCTTAGCAAATTCAACCGCTTCTTCTCGTTGACGTTCAGCTTCTCGCATACGATAAGTTAGTTTATCAATACGCTTTTGAACACCGTCGCTATAATCTTCTAGCTCATCAACATTGTTTTCTTGAGAGGCAGACGTATCGAAATCTTGAGAAGACTCCTGTAATACATCAGCTTCCCGTGGATCTACTTCTTCATCTGGAAGTATTAGTTCAATTTCTTGAGACTCAGACATTTTCTATCCCCTTATTGCAGAATATCTTCTGGATTGTTTACAGTAGCTAAGATTTCATCATCGTTTAAAAGACGCATATCGCCTCCATCGATGTTAAATCTTGCTCCTGCGTAGCGACCAAAAATTACCCAATCACCCTCTTCACACCAAGAGCCTTCAGGAAATTTATCACGATCGGAATATGCATCTGGGCCTTTTCTTACAACAAGCCCAACTACGGTAGCTATCCGCTCTTTATCAAGAGTTTGTTTAGCTAACATAATACCGCCTTTTGTTTTCTCCGGAGGAGTAAACGGTAGGATCAACATACGATACCCTGTAGGGTTTGGTAGTTTATCCGCATGAGATTCTAAATTTTCAGGAGTTATTGCTTCCTTTTTAGGTTCTAAAGGCGTATCAGAACCAAAATTCAAAACTCTTTTAGGGGTAGCTTCTATGCTACTTAGATCAACTTCATCGGTCGTCTTCGACATCTTCCATCCTTCCATGCAGGGCAGTTATCTCTTGTTCAGCAAAATTAAGCCCCGAAATTTCACCAACTATTCGTTGGTACTGAACAAAGTCTTGTGCGCCACCAGTGGCGAGTGTATGCGTGAGATCCGCTTGTCTCTCACGTAATTTGCGGAGTAAAAACTCCGAATACTTTAAAAAATCCATTAGGTAATGTAGCTAGTAAAATCTAATCCTTTAGTAGCCGCACCTGTTCCTTTCGTTTTTACTTTTTTACCTTCGAGATTTACAGTCGGCTGTTCCAGTTTCGTAGCCGTCGCAAAACCTTTATCACTAGCTTCAGGAATAGAAGGCATAATTTTTGCGGCCTGTTTATTACTAGGCGACGGGTAAGGCATCTCTTTAGAACGAAAACTTCTCATTTTCGTTTCTTAGGCTTGCCGCCATTCTTCATCATAGGCATCTTTTTAGAAGATTTTCCACCGTTCATCATCTTCTTAGGCATCTTTTTGTTTGCTTTCTTTCCAGGCATTTTATTCTCCTTCAGAGTATAAATTATTAAATGTAATATTCGGATCCATATAACTATCGTCACTTTCAGCACTATGAACGTGCTGGCTAGGGTAAAAGTCCGGTGCTCCTGAACCTGTTTCCCATAATGCAGGATTGGTCGCTCTTACACGATTATTAGGTAACGCTATTATGTTACCTGTCCATTTCCCAGCATCTGTTAGCTGAATAACGTGATTCTGCTTATGTTGTGCAGGATCATCAGCAATGTCGTTTCCTGTATAATCAACAGTAAACAAATACTTACCTGTATGAAACTCGTTATCTATCTTACATAACCAAGGGCTAGAAGATACGCGATCCATAACAACAACTTCATGGTCTCGGGAACTACAATCCCAAGGCTGTGCTAAATGTGTTTCCATAGATTCTGGCATTTCTTCAAGAAGTGCGTCTCCAACTAAAGCAGTAATAGGCATCCTAGCCCACATCGCTCCTCCGTGGAGGTTTTCAGAATCTTCTTCTGCATCCATTTCGTATCCAGTAAATACGACTTGGAAAGATAAAGATCTATCAGGAATAGTATTTACAGCAATTGCTATCGCGTGTAAATACTCCCCATGGTATTTCAAGTGATTGTGTGTGTATTCTTTTCTAACCCAGCAATTAAAGTGAGGAATATTGCTGATTAGATGTGGCATTTAGTCTTGTTCCCTTGATTCGCGAACTATTTTCGCTATGTCTGTTAAATTAGAATCTACTTCTCGTTCATCTCGCATTTCTGCTTGTTGTAACTCAGAAGCTACTCTTATATCTGTTTGCTGTTCTTGAGATTCAATACGTTCTCTTTCAAGTCCTGCCTTACGCTCAGAATCTCTATCACGTTGCTTGAGTTTCTCAAGTTCTAGATCCATCTGTGCATCGAACATCTCACGCGCAGGATCTTGTTGCTGTGCTGCCATCGCTTGAGCTAACGCTTGTTCTTGACCAGTAATCTGTTGAGTTGCTTGCGCTGCGGCTATAGCAATCTGGCTTTCTGCTTCGGGAGGAAGCTGAGGCATTTGACCTTCCGGTCCAGGCTGTGGTAATTGGATACCCTGTTGAGCCAGCATTTCTTCTACTTGTATACGGTACTTCAAAGCAATGTGTTCTTGGATATGCGCTTGTAACGCAGACATAGCTTGAGGGTTTTGCTGGATTTGAGGGCTTTGCATAAACGCCGTATGCGCTTGGATATGAGCATCATGGTTTTGTTGAATAAATGCTTTTAAAGGAGAACCCATTATAGCATCCATATTCTCTTGAATAGGATCTTTAGGAGCAGGCGGGATATCAGGGATTAAAATATCGTCAATATCTTTAATGTTTAACGCAATATACATTTTACGAAAGGCTTCTTTCATATTATGTATCTGCGGTGCGCTTTGCGCCATCTGTAACTGCGTTTGCGCTAAAATAATACGTTGGGTTGTACTAAAGATATTAGGATCGCAAACAGGTATTACATCAACGCTAGTATTAAAGTCTTCTGCGAACACTGTTTGTTCCGCACCCTGCACTTGATATGGGTACTCTGGAGGTAAATACTCTCCGAACAATCTCTTTAAGATTTTAAATTCACTACGTTGTGCATAATGCATACGTTTATGAATAGATGAAATAACCTTCTGGCCTTTCTCTAAAAGAGCAACAGTAGTTCCTACAGGAGCTTCGCTATTACTATCTCCAGTGTTTTGTTCCATAACAGAAGCAAAACGCTGACCAGATTCAACAAGTAAGCCTAATAAGTTTGCTAATGTAGGACTTGGCTCTTTATACGGTAACGGCATAAAGGAATCACGAATGGTTCCTCCTGGAGTATCAACATCTCTCCATTCTCCTGGCTGTACAGGATCATCTGACCGTTGAATATTTAATCCGCGAGCTTTGAAACCAGCTGGTAAATTAGCTAGGGTTCCTGCGTCAATCAGCTGTCTTAAAATCGCAGTAGCTGATTTAGTTACTCCGCCAATCATATGGATTAAACCGAAACCGTAAAAACCTAATCCAGGAAGGAATTTGTAGTGCGTAAAGTATTCAACTTTTTTACGCATTGGATCGTTTTCAATGTAATTACGTCTAACAGCTAATACATCGTTAGTATCTTTACATACGGTAATAATGTACGGCAAAGCTAACCCTGTAGGCTCGCCTTCGCTATCTGTATGTTCAAAACCTTCAATGTCTAATTCGGTATGACATTCAAGTAATGTAAAGTCGTGTTGATCACCTGTTCTTGTAACTCCGTCAATCTCATCTATTTTAGATTGAACAGAATCATTATCTCCACCATACATCGGAGCGTTCATGTCCGTATCTAAATAAAACCCGCTTAATTGTAATTTAAGCAAGTCATTTTCTGTCATCGTCATACGATGAGTTATACGGGGAGACGTATGTAAATCTGTAGCACTATACGGAACAACTAGATCTTCTGCTTTAATAAAACGAGAAACTATCCGTCCCATCGCAGGGTCAAAATAACATTTTTTAAACGCAGAACCAGCCAACGGTAAAAAGAACAACATCTGATCCATTTCTGGATCGTATTCTTCCATTTTGTATAACAACTGGTAATTCATGAAATCCTTTACGCGATTAGCTTGCATCGCTTTAGGATCACTAGACGCACCCATAACTTTCGTATCTACTGGGCCGTTTGCAGGAAGTAATTCTTTATAGGCTTGAGCTTGGAAGTGCGTTACCGCTTCAGCTAGTAACGGGTGGTATACACCACTAGCTCCTTCAAAGGGTTCGCTTCTAGGGTTGTTTTGAATACCTAAAAGTTCTAAACCGTCTTTAAAGGTTTCGTACCAGTCTTCTCTAGAGTCTAAATCGTTTTCGAAGTTCGTAAGTATCTGTGACGAAATCTCAGATAGGGTGGAATCGTCTAAAAACTCCGCGAGATTGTCATTAAATTCAGTTTGTTGGTCTGAATCCATCAAAGAAGGGTCTACAAGATTATCATCCTCGTCAAAAAGGATTTCTATCTCTTCTTCGCCTTCATATTCTTCTGGAATTTGTATTTCAGCCATGGTTCGCCACGATACTCTTATTTGTCGGAACGGTAAATTAGTAATATGCCCTTATTTTAGGGTAATACTCTTCTTCTTCGGCATAATCGCCGTCTAATCGTAAAAACCCGCCATTTCGGAAACGCATTAACGCTAATGTCGTAGCATCAACGCAATCATCGTTCTCTCCGTTAGGAAAATCCGCGATTTCGTCTACTAATTCCTGTCCCCAATTAGTTTCAGGAACCCAAACACGACCTTCTTGGAAAATCGCGCTTACTGTATTCAATCTAGCGATTTTATCCTGACCTTTGCTCGGTGAAAAGGTATTTATTGGAATACCTTGCCGTCTTAACTCTTGAGTTAACGGTATACCTGACGCTTTGGTTTCAATAATTACTGAATCAGGCTCCCAATACTCGTATAACCGCATCGCTTCCCGCTTTAGTTCAGGGAAATCTAACCGTTCTTTAACACAATCCAATAAAACTAGGTGCGCGTCCTTACCAGAGTACATCTCATCGTTGATTTTACCCTCCGGATAGAAAACACCCCACGTTGTTATCGCACTATAGTCAGCTCTTTCTGATTTTAGAAACGCTGTGTCGTAACTTTGTATTAAATAATCACATGAAGGGGGATCATCTTCAGGCCATCGCATAATCCACTCTTTCGGAACGATAGAGATACCCTCACCTGTAGGCCGCTGCATATATTGCGCTGCCCATTTAGACGGGGGAATCGAAGCTTTAGTCGCTTCTAATTCTTCTAACGGCCAAAACTCAGGCCATAACGGTTTACCTGACGGTAATATAGCTGGGAATTCAATTAACTCCCACTTATCGCCGCCCTTCTGCTCCGTCATCTTTTTTAATAACTTACCCGTTACGTCTTTCTTTCCCCAACGAGTCATTACAATGACTATCGCCCCTCCTGGCTGTAAACGCTGACGAGGACCAGTTTGATACCACTCGTAAGCCTCTTCTAACGCCTTATCAGAAAACGCATCTTGCTCAGAATGAGGGTCATCAATAATACATAAATCAGCACCACGTCCCGCGAGTGCACCACCAATACCCGCCGCATAATACTGACCGCCCTGAGACGTACTCCATTTACCCGCGCTTCGTGAATCGGCTTTCAATTCAGTAGCAGGGAAGATCTCTGCGTATTCTTCGCTTTCTAATAAGTCACGAACTCTACGACCGAAATTAATCGCAAGGTCAGCCGTGTGCGTTGCTTCAATAATTTTGAGCTTAGGTCTTTTACCTAATAGATATGCAGGGAATAAATATGACGCGAATTCAGATTTCGTATGTCGCGGAGGCATATTAATTATTAGACGTTTAGATTCACCACTAGCTATCTTATCAAAAGCTTCGGCCATCTTTTTATGGTGCGCGCCTGCAATAAACTCAGGCCATATCGCTTTAACGAAATCGTAAAACGAAGCCATAGAATCTTCACGCTTTTCACGCTTTTCTAATTCTTCTAATAATACTGTAAACTCTTTCGCTTCCCCCTTAGAAAGATGCGAAAGGTCTACACTTCGTAAGTCTTCTAAAGGAGTGCTCAACGTAGTCTAAGTTGGTTTAAACGATCAGAAGTTATTGGGCCACCGTTAGCTTTTTTTCTCAAGTTTTTTCTATCGCTATCACTAACCCTTCTTCCAGTCTGCAGTACTCCCATTAAAAGTTGTCTATCGTGTTCTGCACGAGCCTCACTTATTACGCCTTTGTCTACTAATCCATTTAGTTCTAGCAGTTCTTCAAATGCTTCTTGTTGAGCAATAAAATCTGCATCTAACTCAGAATCGTAATTCTCTATGCCACCTTGCGAACCATCCGCGAATCGCCTTTCGCCTTTTAGATAATAAGCCGTTTCTCCAGGAGGAATATATTGATCTCCTGCAGACATCCCAAGACGTGAAATACCTAACTGTAACGATGCATCTTCATCTGCGAAAGTTTTAGATACCGAATAATTATCGCCTTCTTTTTCAATATCAACGGGAAGGTTTAATTTTTCTATTAACTCATTAAGTAACCTGTCTTCTTGATCAACTCTACCAAAATCATCAGAAAGACCTAATTGAGAAAGTAGTTTTGACCTACCTGATTCTTTAATTATTTGTTGTATCCGTTCTAGATTTTCATCTGTTCTACTGCCTGTTTGTGGTGGGCCGCCATCACGTAACTTTTTTGCGGTAACGGCACCGCCATAAGCCATTGTCTGTATTTGATTCGCGGTTGCTGGAACCATACCTGCATCAGGCATCCCTTCCATCTGATCAGCTAATTGCATACCAACCCCCTGTATCTGGGGATTCGGGTCTTGCATCATTCCCATTATTTGAGGAACACCAAAATAATATACGTCCTCCGGTGTACCTACCGCGCCACCCGAAGCAGCATACTGAGTTTCTTGCGCTCCTAAACCTATAAACTCTGGAGATTGCATTAAAAGCATTAATTCTTCTTCAGAAATATCTCCCATAGGGTTCTGACCTGCTTCTCCAGGAACAGGAACTTTTTCTCCTGCAGCTTGAGCTTCATAATCCATCGCGGCTAACGCTTCTTCTAATCCCGCTGGTTGTGTACCTTGTACATCTAAATTTTGAATTTCCTCAACATTAGATATATTAGGGGCAGAACCCTCAATTAACGCTGCGGTATTCGCGTCTTCTC